GTTAAATGTTCCACTGATTCCTAATGGCATACCGTCAGAGAATGAACCCTGACCGAATGGATAAACTAAGAAGACTGCAAGAGCTGCGGATAGTGGTGCTGTGTAAGCAACAAAGATCCAAGGTCTCATGCCGAGTCTGTATGATAGTTCCCATTGTCTACCAGCATAAGCTGCTACTCCGATTAAGAAGTGAAAGACAACGAGTTGATATGGTCCGCCATTATATAACCATTCGTCCATGGTTCCGGCTTCCCATATAGGATAAAAATGTAGTCCGATTGCGTTTGAGGAGGGGACGACTGCTCCTGATATAATATTGTTTCCGTAGATTAACGAGCCGGAAACTGGCTCACGTATGCCGTCTATGTCTACAGGCGGTGCTGCGATGAAGGCGAGTATAAAACAAGTTGTTGCTGCTAATAAGCAAGGGATCATAAGTACACCAAACCAACCTACATATAGGCGGTTCTCTGTGCTTGTAACCCATTGGCAAAATCTTTCCCAGTTGCTAGTGCTAGTACCTCTTGTTACAGAGATAGCTGCCATTAGAATATACCGGGGATAATTTGTCCTGTTGTTGCGTAGGCTCCTACAGCTGCTACGAATCCGAGCATTGCTGCCCAGCCATTAAATCTTTCTGCTTCTGGTGACATTAGTTTTCTTGGGGGTAATAATTGTATTGGGGGTTCATTTGGGTAGATGTTTTCTCTACCATCTGTATCGGTAGTGATCATTTTTTCTTTTTCTTATAAGGTTTAGCTGTCTTTGCAGATCTTACAAAGTTAGCTTTTGTTGGAGCACCCTTTGATCCGGGTGTTCTCATCTTTTCGCCAGAGCCTGCTTTGATGCGTTTTCTCTTAGCGTGTATGTTTGCGTACAAGCCTCTCTTAGCCATCAGCGTTTCTTGCCTCCGTGTTTGCAGCCACACTTGCTGCTCTTTTTGGTTTTCTTTTTGTATGCCATTAGCATTTCCATCGTCGCATAGCAAGTGCCTTACGTGTAGGCTTGCCTTTCTTTCTCATAGGACCCTTCATGCCTCTAAAGCGAGCACAAAACGAGCGTTTGCGTGGACCACCTCCGGGCTGTGGAGCCTTGAGGTTGGAGCCGGTAGCCCTATTGTATTTTTTTCTACCGGCTGCGGTGAGCCCTCCCTTGCGGCTCTTGTGTTTGCCAATTCTAAGGGAGACATTCTTTTTCTTTACTGCCATTATACTCCATCAAGCATTTGACGTTTAGCTGTTTCTTTAATCTTAAGATAATCTTCAAAATCTTTTTTGGTCATATCACTCGACATTAAATTACTGAACCCAGTATCAACAGCTTGATTGTATTCACCTATCGTAAGTAGCCTACCAGTTCCTCCTAGCTCTGGACCTTGAGCTATCATCATGCCTTCATTATTCATGACTCGCATATCTGGTCCTCCTTCTGGTATCAGATCACCATGTTTAGCGGGATCGTATCCTCCTTCTGGTATCAGCTCACCATTATCAAGATAGTAAGCTTCTCCACTTAAATCTACGAAGGCTCCACTTGTAGTAGTGAATCCACCTCCGGGAAAGTTTGGAGCTCCAGCTAGTTTGCTAGGTGCGGGAGATTTGTTGGGTAGGTAAGGGCTTGATGGTACTCCATCTCTACCCGGTGCAGGGACTCTTTTGTTAGGGTCGTCTTTAGGTAGAGGATCTGCCATAGCTAGCCCCGGCTCTCCTCTGCCATATATAGATAGTATTAGATCCTCTTGATAAGACATTAGTATTTCTTTTTAATTCCTATTTTTTTTCCAGCTTTTTTGACAGCTGCTGCTGCTGCTTTCTTCCCTGCTGGTGTGTAGGGATATTTTTTTCCGTTAACTTTTGGCATTAGAAATTTACGTTAGGTGATCTGTCTAGTTTCTCCATGATATCTCTACGATATGCTGGATCTTCTTCGTAACGTGGGTCGCCCATAGCAGCTACAACTTCTTGTTGACTGCGGAACTGATCGTTACTTTGTCTTGGTGCTTTACCTTGTACCATGTTTCCGTCGTATCCTACTGCATCTTGGTATGCGTAACCTAAAGATCTGACTGCAAAGAAAGCTGCAAGTGGATCTCCTTTCTGCATGACAGCATCAAACATCTTGATCTCTTGTTCATTCAGAGCTCCTTGTGCCCACTCTATCATGTTGGTGTAGTTCTCTTCTCCGCCTACAACTCCTTTTAATTGCTGTACATCTGCCTGTGAAAAGTCTCTGCCTTGAGCAGTACCATTCTCAGCTTGCTGTCTATAGTCTAGATACATATTAGCTATATCAGTAGGAGCCATGTTATTTATTTCTTCAGTTAGTTCTTCAGAAAACTCGTTTCCTGATATGGCTGCTTCCCAGACTTTATCGAGTACGTTAGGCTCTTCATCTGACTCGTACTCTTCGTCTTCATACTCCCCTTCTTCTTCTTGGGGTTGCTCATCGTTGTTAAGCTTTTGTTGTAGCTCAAGATAACCTTTCTCTAACTCTTCAGCATTCTTATACTTACCAGCTAGTAGATTATCCTGAGCTTCTTGCATCTGCTCACCAACTTGTAGGGAATCTTTCTCTTCTTCAGAGAGACTATCAATGCTAGTCTTCTCTACGTTAGATTCCATTGTTAATGTTTCTGCCATTTATTCTTCTTGTGGTGGTTGTGGTTGTTGTTGCACTTGTTGTGCGTTAGGGTTCTTCGTAGGGTCTAGCATTGGTGACTTCAGTAGAGCTGGTGTAGCTTTTACAGCTTCCATCTCAGCTTCTCTTTGTTGCTCTTCTTGTTCTTTCTGTTGTACATCTTCCATACTCTTAACAAGATTCAGAACATCTATACCTTGTGCAGCTGCTAGTCTCTTAACTACTTCTTCCGGATTGATATATGTTTGGATAGCTTCTGGTCCCATTGTCTGAGCTATAGTCTGTAAGAATCCACCAAGTGCTTGTACATCTTGACCTCTACCTAGACTATTTATACCAGCGACAATGATAGGCTTTACGATCCCCTTGGGTATACGTGGTATCTCTCCTGTCTTCTGGAATATACTGAGCTTCCTATTCAGATAGGGTACTAAAAACTCAACCGTGAGCAATCCGAAGAGCCCGCCAAGCTGTTGTTCTAGTTCCATCTGTGTCATACGTACCTCTTCTGCGGTTGTACGTTCTGACTGTCGAACGGACAGGATTAGGAACGCTTCGTTCAATCGCTTCTCAAGTGTCTGCATGTGCTGCAACGCCGTAGCGAAGTCAGCTGTCTTACCAACTTGTATAACACCTATGTCATCTGGTCTACCCTGTACAATAGCACCGTTGCCAGCTGCTGCTAGCGTCTGTGGTTTTGTAGAACTTGATGGTGATACAGTAAATACAACCTTAGCGGCTGCTGCACTACCTTCTACAATAGCTTGTGACAATGCTTCAAGAGACTTAAGATCTCCGATAAACTGTCCGACTCTACCTCTACCATATGCTTCACCATCTACTGTATTAAATCGTAGTGGTAACCATGGTGTACTATCTACTGGTGCCTTACCTTGTGACCCGGGTAACTTCTTATCGTGTACCTCTTGGTGCCATACAAATCTGTTGTTGTCACGAATACAATGAGTGTATACATCACACTCTTCTTCGTCTGGATCTTCATCTACTGGACTATCATACATCTTCTTTGGTGCGATAGACTCATAGTTAGGAATGAGATCCTTGTTGATTCTTTCTTTTGTGATAATTTCAATCACGTCGCCGTTGCCGTCTCGTTCTATTACGAAGCGATTAAGAGGATATAATTTCAGACCTGCCTTGCCCATAAAGATAAGTGCATTACCACCTACAACGAGATGTTGTAATGCTTGGTGTATTACTACACGATCATCTGATGCTGCGATAGCGTCAAGAATAGTACGCTCTATCTTTGCAAAGGATAAGTCAAGTTCTGATTTTACTTCCGGACCAAACTGTTCTCCAAGCTGAGACTCATCTAGCTGTAGCTTAAAGAAGCTAGTCTGTGGAGGTACGAGTGATAGCGATAGCTTTGATGCTAAGGCTACCACCCCTTTAGCCCCCACGGACTGCCAAGGTGTCTTCAGTTGCTTCATACCTTTCGAGTACTCTTCGTGTCCTCTGATAAGATATGGTAATGTAAGTTTGGTTGCGTCTTCTGCTTCGGTCAAAAACTGGGAACGATCACTGGATAAATTATCATACCTAGATTTTGCTGTCATTGTTTAAAAGTAATCTCTATTAAATGTTTGTGCAAATGTTTTAACTGGTTTCTTTTGATATTGCTGAACTTCTGGAAAATAGTTAGGGTCATATAAAAACTCATTCAAGGCATCATTGTAAGCATCAGTTGGATCTACAAACTCAGGTAGACTCATTTCTGATGTATCTGTGGTTGGAACTGTTGGTTCTAAAAATTCTAGTATCTCTTCTGGTACCAGTGTGGGTGCTGGTTGAGAGTTATTAGTTCCGCCAAGTATTTTATTCTTATTATTACCACCACTACTTCCAATACCTAAACCTGTAATACCTTTTAAGATACCGGGTCCTGTAACAGTTCCACCACTCTGTTTAATAATGTTAGCTATGTTTGCAGCTTGAGTAGAGGCAACAGTATCAGGTTGTTGCATTCTGTTATAGACATTTGTTCCAAAGTTTATTACATCGGATGCGTCTGCAAGGTTGTTACCACTGATTGTAAGTTTGTTAGCATAGTCTGAGTCTCTAGCATCTCTGAATATATCAGATGCCATACCACCAAGTACAGCGTTAGCAGCACTTCCTTTAATGATGCCACGTTCTGCAAGACTAAATCCGGGTGCTCGTTGAGCATTAGGTTGTAAAGCTTGTCTAACATTACCCACAAAGTTTGTGTTACCATCTTCATATTGTTTTAGAAGTTTACTAGCAAAAGCAAGATCAGGAGCTGTACCTAACTCTTTCATCGTTTGGTTTATAGGATCAACTCTTCCTCTTGTATCTGCATACCCTTCCTTAGTACGATCTACTATACCTCGTACACTCTCACCTATCTGATCTTGAAAGTCTGATGGTAAATTAAATTTGTTGACTCCAACACCTTGTACAAACCTACTATCCTGTAGTGTATTAAGAGTGTCTCCTAATCGGTTCTTATCTCCTATGGACATAGCCGCTACGTTATCAGCAACGTCACGTGCTGTTTCACCAATTTTTAGATTGTTGTTTAAAGCTTGTATAGCTGTTCTTACAGTATCACGTGGTCCACCGAGAGCGTTGGATATATTTCTAACATCACTAAAACTTATGTCATCACCTCTACGGTCTACATCATACGCATTGTCTGTAAAGAAATCAAAGCCCCCTTGTAAAGCTCGTGATAAACTATTTGCTGGTAGATTTCCTAGAGCTTTCGATATAGATAAACCTCCAGAGTCTGGAGTTCCGGCAGCACCTTCACCTCCAGTATCAGAGCTAAACTGAGCAGCTGAAGCTGGTGCACCACTTATTAGATTACCAAGTTGAGCTGCTGGATTTAGTGAACTTATCACATCACCTACACCAAAGACTCCGGCATCTGCTTTCGGTATCGGTTGCTTGAGCCTAAGTTGACCCGGTCTACCAGCACCTTGATCTACTCCACTGTATTTATAAGGGTTACCATAGTAATCTACACCATCAGTAATTTTTATATTTGAATGTGGGTAACCGACTCGACCAGCTATTTTCTGACCATCTTTAAACTTTGGCTTACTACCGATGTTGAGACCGGAGTTAAGATTCATTGTTTGTTGTGCAGCCATTCTGTTGGCAGCAGCCTGCTCTCTACCAGCCGCACTGATACCAAACGAACCAGCTGGTAACTTATCACCTGATGGTATACCTGTAGCAGCTGCAAGTTTAGCTGACTTCTTATCTACTGCTTTATCTTTTCTATCTTGTACAAACTTCTGATGTCGCTTTTTCGCTGCATCTTGTACCTGTTTCTTACGAGTGTCATATACTTTACCTTTCTTACCTGTAATACTACCATCTGTATCCTTAGCAAAGCGTCCGCCTTTAGTCTGGAAACCTGTTTCTTTAAACTTTTGATGACGTATCTTAGCCTTGTCCTTCATGGACTGGATGTTATCGGCTTTCTTCTGCTGAATGGTTTTCTTTTTTTTAGTTGGTTTCTTTGTTGGTTTCTTAGTCGGTGTCTTAGTCGGTGTCTTAGTCGGTGTCTTAGTCGGTGTCGGTGGTGATTT